TGTAGCATTAACTTTACCGACTCCTGTATATAATACATTCCATACAGGATCATCAGAAAACGGCTCCCAATCATTTAATTGTTCTTGTGTTTCTATTTCAAGAGCACAGACAATTAATACATCTTTTTTATTCATACTGGACAAGACTTTTTACTTCTAAATTAAAATCTTCTACTCTTGGAACATATTTTAAATCTATTAACACCAAATTATCTATAACATCATATCCGGCTATTTTCGCCAAATAATTAGAGGCCTTTAATGTTCCACCAGTTGCTAACACATCATCTACTATAACTGCTGTTCCACTACCAAAATGCATACTCAATTCATCACTACTATATTCCGTTTGATATGAATAATTAGCAGTAGGTTTTGGTAACTTACCGGCCTTTCTACACATTACAATCCCACCACCATACATCATTGAAAGTGCTGATGCAAATATAAATCCACGAGCATCTATTCCAATCCAATAATCTGGATTCTTAACTAACCTACCCATGTCGGCAATTGCAGACCTAAATATTTCTCGATGAGCAAGTAACGGCGATATGTCTTTAAAGTTTATACCATCTATTGGAAAGTCAGGTACTTCTATAATACAATCCTTATACCCACTCATTGACTTCACTCCATATTTTAGTAGTCTTTGGATATACATCAAACATTAATTCTTTCAACACTTTGGCATATTGTTGTATTTCCCATTGTGATGTTGTTTCATCTCGTAACTCTATGAAGTTTACTATAGCTTGAAATGATGCCGTCCAGTATACTTCGGTGTATTGAGATAGTGGTAAGATACAACGTGCTTGTTCTTTAGCAACTCCCCTTCGTAACAAACCATCATAAAATATTTTGGCGTGGTCGATTGAATCATTCCAAGTCCTCAAACATTCTTCTTGTAGTTCAACCTCACCTTCACTTGCTTGTTTGTTATCATCTGATTGTGCTCTGAATACTTCAGGTATGTAATAATCTTCAACTGGAACATAACGTCCTGATATCTCATTCCAAGCATGGTCTTTGGTAGAGCTACTTGATGTTGTCTCTATTCCAACTACATGCTTATATGCTTGTCTCATTACAAACTCAGGTGCCTTGATATGAAACTGAACTTGTAGATGTCTAAATGGACTAAAATGTTTATATTTAGCAAGATAACGGACAAGTCTTTCATCTGACTTATCAAACTTCTCCTTTCTCTTACCGAATGATACTCTGGCTGAATTGACAACTGTTAAATCATTTCCTAATGAATCTACAACCTCAATAAAACCTTTGTCTAAAACCTTAGTTTTCACTATTTTCTTTTCTCCTTCTCCACACCTCTTTCATAGCTATGGATGATTTTTCTGATATTTTTCTCTTGGTTTCTTCCGTGTGTTTATGTCCCCAAGATTTTCTAACATCTTTACCTTTATTCTTTTCCCAATATTTTTTAACAGATTGTCTAATCTTTTCTTTATGTTCTTCGGTAATCTTTTTACCTTTATGAGCCATACTATAGTTTTTTCTAATCTGTTCTTTATTTGGATTATTAGTGAATAAATCTCCACCTGTTCCACCAACATCAATATTATATTCAGGTTTTAACTTTGCTATCCAATAAATCTCTTTCTTATCAATATCTTTTTTGTTATCGGCGACATCTATTTCTTCTGTTATAAAACTATCTCTTCCATATTTAACAATTGCTTGTTTTAATATCTTACCACTACCAAGATAGTTCCTATTATTTTTTTTATGTTGCCCTATATACATTTTGTTATTGATTTTGTTTGTTGTTTTATATATGATATACATTTATGTTCTCCAATTACCATTGACCTATCATATATAAGTATTACCATTGACCTAAAAACAATCAAGATTTTTTCACTTACCCTGACCGCGGTATTTTTTCTTAAATCGCTTAGAGCCCACTCTAGTACTATACTTTGTGGCACGACCTAACCCCTGTCTTGTTTTTTTTCTAGTTTTGTCTCTATTTAAATCGTCAAAACCACCTTTAGCTTTTGCCATTATAACCTCTTAGTTAATTTACGGTAGTATTTTTGCTATCTTTTCTGCTAACCAATCTAATATTTCTATTTGATGTACGACATATAAACAGAAAAATACTGGCCAACTACCTTTAATAAAATCTATAATAAAATCCATATTATTATTTTCCTTCTTCAAAAGCTTCTTCGGCGGGTTTATCTACCTTATCTTCTTTCTTACCTGCCTTTTCAGCTTCTATTTCTTTCTTAGCTTCTGCCTTGAAATCTTTTTTCTTACCACCATGATAATCATAAGCGTGTCCTTCATTAATTAGAATATCATTAATACTTACCAAACCATCAGCTGACTTATCAACATTTTCTGATATCTCGTGTCCTACTGCATCTGGTGATACAAAAATCTCACCTAATACTCTTCCGAACTTTCCCGTTCCGAAACTTTTAATTTTAAAAGTTCCTGCCTCTAACAACTCTTTATTACGAGCTTTAGCTGCAAGTCCTTTAACTTTTTCTTCTTTATCACGGGTTCTACTTTCCCAAGTATCAATACCCATGTAACGAATTCTCTTCTTTATTTTGAGATCGAAACCAAGATCAATATAGCAATCGATCGTATCTCCATCTAAAACTCTAACTAATGTGCCGTTGTATTCAAACGACGCAGGTTTTTTTGCCATTACTTATCTCCAATGTTTTTTATCTTGTTTCAACTTACTGGAATATCGTAATAACCTACCACAATTTTCACAAGATACCGGTGTTACTGCACTTACGCCAGAATACACCCGTAGGTGTTCTTCTATACGATCTTCTATCAATTTCCAATCTTCTTTGTCATTGACATTCAAAACTTTGTGATCAGCTGATTGTCCGCAACAAGATGTCAATTCTTTTTCATCTTTCTTTTTAGGTTTATCTTTGTATTTAAAGTAATTCCTATTCAATGGTTTGTTTTTCAATTCTTACTCAACTTTGCCTTCTTCAAAGCCAGCTTTTTCTTCTTATGTCTAGCAATAAGTATCTGCTCCTTTGTTCTTCGTTTAGTTTTCTTTTTAGGTTGAACCTTAGTGATTGGTAAAGTACCAAACAACTTTGGTTGTTCCTTACCTTTATGAAACACATTACCATCCTTATCTACGAACTCATTCATAAAGTGCCATCCAGCTGGACGACCTGTTGATTTTCTTGTTGGTTTATCTTCATGTAATTCAGGAAACATAGCCATCACATTCCTATTGACTTCAGTTGAACATTTCACTCCAATGGCATCATCACCAACTGAAATGTATTCTCCACATTGACACATCATATAACGAACTCCTTTTTCATTGTATTCTGGTTGTTTTTGTTTTTTCTTCATGACACTAATATACTTTATAATAACTATATAAGTCAAGCATTAAATGTCATAAAATTCTACATCTATTATTTTCATACAAATATAAAACTCATCATTATTTCTTAGGATAGTATCCGCTAATACCCATTGACTTTTCAACTCTTCAGTTGTAAATCTGGTATTAACCGATACTTTCCCAAGAACAATATAACCGTCATCATTTATATTGATGAGTTTGTTATTCATTCAATATTATCCAATCTTAACCGAATGTTTTTTAGGAACAACTGGTTCCTTTTTGGGTATTGATATTGACAGCATGCCATCTTTAAAACTAGCACTAACACCATCTCCATCTAAATGTTCTCCCAAATTAAAGGACCTCTTAAATGAAGAATGTTTTAATTCTCTGGTTATACATTTAGCACCATCATCTTCAAAACCATGTTTATCCCCTGATATAGTTAACACGTCCTCTTCAACTTCTACCGATACATTCTTCTTATCCAGTCCTGGTATTTCAGCTACGATACCCAGTTTATCATCGTATTCGTATACATTCACCTTTGGGTAAGAACCCTTATTGAAAGATACACCAACCTCTTCTTGAAAATTGGGGAATTGCTTACTCATCAATTCGTCAAATATTCGGTCAAAGGGTGTTAAAAATTCATCTCGGTTGAAATGTTGTGGGTTTACTAATATTCTAGTCATTGTTTTCTCCTGTATTGTTTGTTATTCATTTGAACTAACGGTATCCCACTTGGTGGCGATACTCTACATATAATAGTACAATAATTATACCATTAATTATAATATGACAAAATAACAGATATTATTCTTTGTCTATGTCTAAATAACCATCATCTTTCCACCACTCATGTTGGTGATATGATCCATTTAAACGTATTGAATTTCTCAGGGTCTGGTCGTATACTTTCTCACTCATTACTTTCCATAACTTATCAAATTCTTTTTCTTCTATTTGTTTCCTTCTTATAAAATAAGTTTTCGCTCCACTCACCCCGACATCACTACCCAAATCTACCCTATCTATAATATTATCTTCCGTATCAACTAGCACATATTTCATTATTATCTCCCATTAATTATTGTTATTTTAAGTGAATCCAGATGATGTACTCCACAATCGTCTGTATACCCACAATATACAGTTATAGTATGTCCTATGAATTCTTCCCAAGTGGCAAACATCACGTTAGCATCACCATCTTCGTCTGTCATGCTTGCTGGGTTGACTAAACTAACCCAATCGGTATTTATTAAATATTGATAATCCGTGTCCCATTGTAGATGTTGTGACCAACCACATTCTGTAGTGGCATGTAGCATGATGTAGGTTTGAGCCAAATCTTCATTATATTCTAAAAGATAATTACCAGTTGATGCCGTGTCTAAGGAAGAATAGATTTCCAATCCACACCCCCCACAACCTGGCTCTCTTGTATCTTCACATCCAATTAAAAACAAAAATACAAAAACCAATAACCTTTTCATTTACTATTCCTTTTCTTTTTTTATTTCAGGATCCGTATCTTTCATCATCATGATTTTTAATTTAGTTTCCTCTAACCAAGCTATCCACTCATCAATTAATTTAATAATCTTATTTTTATCAACTTCATGATGTTCATTGTCAAGAATCTTATCAACCCATTTTTTTATCATAGCCAAATAGCCAGATAACCAAGTTGCTATCTCTGCTCTCTCGTTTGACCAAATCGAACTTCTATTCATTTTATTTTCCTTCATAATTAGTATATTACAAATAAATTTACTTAAAGTCAAGTAAAATATTTTATTTTTTGTAAATAAAAGTAAACTTTAATTGATAAGATGTGGAACTACTCCAATCAGTTGTGATTGAAGTGTGTGTCTGTAACTCTGAATTTCTAATGATGTAATTCATAAAAATATTTCCTTACTGTAATAAATATTAAAAAATATATTCTAAACCTATCTTGCCTTTATAAAATTCTTTACCTTGAAGTTTGGATATCTCACCTAAATTATACAAGGTAATCTTATCTGTAAGTTTCCAGCTTATTTTAAATTTATTTTCATATTCAAAATTACTTGAATTAACATTACTATTTTCATCCGGTGGTAGATAACCATCAAACGAAACTTCTACATCTATTGGATGTATCCACTTATAAGATTTCTTTTTGTTCACACCAAAAGAAATGAATGTCTCGAAATTTTTACTGAATACATTATCATCATCATTTCGGCTAGTAAATCCATACGATAAATCTTTCCAAGTTTTACGCCAATCAATTTTAGCATATTTAATAGATTTACTTTCCTTGTTCATATACTCTGGTTTAAAATACACATCAGCCGCATCTATCTTTAACCAGACCAAATCATCAATGTACTTTTCACCAAGTTCTCGTTCCCATTGACGATTGACATAAAATGATTTATGCTCTACTCCTATACTGACCTCATAATCATCTGGATTTGGTTGTACATTTGGTGTTCTTACGGCGTATGAGCCAAATAACATAACTCCTGCTAATAGACTATCTAAAACCATTATTTCTTTCTCCGAGCGACTTTTCTTTTTGTTGTTTTTCGTTTACTCACTTTTACTCTACGATCATCTCCAGAGCGTTTATCATGTCCTATCCATTCCATAAGAGTTTCTATTGCTTTTGTGAAATTACTCATTTTACTTTCCTCATGTTGTTTTTTGGTTTACTGCCACTAATTTGTGGTTTAAATATCTGGTCCCACCTCTTTGACCATTCAATAGGTGATATTGATTGTCTTGGCTTATCACCCTTACCGGCATCTGAATATTTAGGTGTTTCTTTCTTCATCAACTTGTTTTTTTATATTAATTTTTTGTTGTTGTCTAGTTTTCTTTCTCTTATCCATCTGTACTTTAGTAGTTGGAATTGGAAAGTCACTCATAGTCAAAGTTCTATTTAATTTTCTTTTTTTTCTTTTCTTCACAACAACTCACCATTTAATTGGTGATTCATAATCATAATAAGTGTGGTTTTGCTTCGAGTGTACCTGCTTGGGTGACTCTGACGAATTCACATTTTGATTGAAAATCCAATATATCACCCGCGCCAACATATGAACAAGATGAGCGAATACCATCACTAATATCAGATATAATCCGCTTGACCTTACCCTTGTATGGGATGATTTTAGAGTTTCCTTCCACGTTTTTAGATTCTCCTCGGTCTGTCTTGCTATCAAGAGAAGCACTTCCTCTATATTTCTTGTATAGCTTTTCATTGGGCCATTCTCCTATTTTTTCAATATTCCCTGGACTTTCTTTAGTCCCCGATAACAAACTACCCAACATAATCGTGTCAGCCCCACAAGCCAATCCTTTACAAACATCACCGATATTGCGAATGCCACCATCAGCATTGACAGGGACACCAAAAATATCAGCAGTGGAACATATATCCAAAAGAGCACTAACCTGTGGAATCCCGATACCCGTTCTGATTCTCGTTTCACATAGTGAACCATTTCCGATTCCAGCTCGGATACCATCAACTCCCCATTCGCATAAATCTCTCGCTGCTTCTGCCGTGGCAATCGAACCCCCGATGATTTCAACATTTTCTCCAAATTCATTTTTTAACTCCTCTATGGCATTTTTAACTAAAACGTGATGTCCATGTGCCACATCTATAAGTAATACATTACATCCGTTTTTTACTAATTCTTGTGCTCTCTCAAAGTAATCACCCGTAACTCCTATCGCGGCACACAGTGGTCGTTTAGACCAAATCTTTTCATCACGAATGGAATTATCTGCAAACCAAAATCTTTCTTTTAAATCATCCCAATCCGATTTTGTTGGTGGGCTATTCCAATGTTTTACACTATCCCACCATTCTTGCCATTCAGTTTCTAATGTTCTTTCTGTATCATCTGTAATTCCTGGTATT